GAGCATGACGGCTTTCATTGCCTTCAGCTTTGAAGTTCCGTAATCAGCGTGAGCCGCCACCAGGGCTTCAAAATTCTTCGGCTCTTCCTTTTTGGCGGGAGCCTCTTCGATGACGGGGGAAGCGGGAACGGGTTTGATGCCGAACTCGGTAAGAACTTTCTTAACGACTTCGCTCATCTCTTCCTTGTCCTCCTTCTTTTCCTTCGGCTCAACCTTTTCAAGCTTGGGAGCCTCGGCCATTTTCTCTTCTTTTTTCTCTTCGTCCTTGGGTTTCATCGCCTCTTCCAAGGCGGCGAGGCGCACCTTAATGTCCTCAACTTCTTTGCCGTAATCTTTATTTTCCATATTTTTCCCCCTTATTGTCAAATTCTCTTTGGTTGCGGGAATGGTCTTGCCATCAACCATATAACCCATTTTGATTGTTTCTCCGCTATTTTTGGTTTCGGTTTCCGCCTTTACACAAGAGCCGGGTTCATAGGCTTTTGTTCCCTTGGCGGGCTTGTAGCCTTCCCAACAACGAAGCTTAACCTTTTCCATAAAGGCGAGCATCTCCTCAAACAGCCCATTGGTCGCCGCAGGGCTACTTACTAGGTCGGCGGAAGCGATAGATTGCGGTCTGATGTAATCCTTGCCATCAATGGTTTCGGATTCATTCACAAAAGCTAGGGAAACGCCGAACTGGTCGGGGGCTTCGGATGCCATCTCTTTGATAAGGCCGTAATGGGGCGAGTTGCGGAGAAGCCGGAGGTCGGCAATCAGCCTGTTTCCGTCAATCCGAGGGTTGCGAGCGAAGCCAACCACCGCATCCAATCCGCTTCCGTGGTTCATCTTGACCTTCACCCCATTACGCGCCCCCTTCATAATTTTAAGGGCTTCCTCTAGGCTTTTCTTGTCCACAAAGAGGTCATGCCCCTTCGCCTCGCCCTCCTCTAAAATGGATACCCCCGGCAACTCCAACTCTTCCATTTCATCATCCTCATCGCGGTAGGTGCGATAGGCAACCGCCGCCCTTTGTGTTTCATCGGGAAAATCGCTGATGGCTTGGCCGTTGCCCATAAAGCGACTTACAAAGTCTTGTTCCGATTCGTCTCCTCTGGGGGTGGGTAGGGGCATAAATTTTTCCTATGTGTCAAAGGAGGTCGCCATCGGCCTTGCGGTAGGATTCCTTGACCTCTCCACCGCCAGCCATCTTGAGAAACTTGTTTACCCTAGCCATCGCCCAAGCGTTCCGGCTATTAGGCTTCCCTCCTGTGATGGTCGGCCTAAAGCTAGTTGAGAATGCCCCTGCTCCTCTGCGGAATACTTTTTTTAGAGTGCCAATCGAAGGGGCTTTCCTTTGAGGATGATCCTTTTTGAATTGGGCAATCTTATTCTTAAGTGCCTCCTCGTTCTCGGCTGAAATTTCAATATCGCCAGCCTTGGATCGGGTCGCCGCCGTGCCTTCGGGGTTCTCCTTTGAGCCTTTGATTCTTTCCTTTGGCGGTGCAGGGGTTTGTGCCGCTGACTTGGGGCCGGGGCGGGCGAGTTCTTCTTTATTAGCCTTATCCGTAATCGGCCCGCCCACAATCCACGCATCGCAAGTTCTTTTAGCCGCACACTTAAAATCAAATATCTCGCAATAACCAAGATCGCCGCCGATGGCTACTTCATTTGCGTCTTCGCCGATTCCCTTTTTAATACATTTTAAAAGCCTGCTTGTTTGGTTGAAGGCGGCGCAATTCCCACAAAGCATCTTTTTGACCGTTGGAACATCCCCTTGAAACTCATCGGCCTTTGCCTTCCAATAGACTTCATTTGGTTCGTTTGGATTGGCGGGGCCATAGTTGGCTTTTTTTACTGCGGTTGCCCTATTCGCAAGATTGGTTTCTATGTCTTGCGTTGGTAGTGGGCATTTGTCGCCCTCTTCAAATTTTTGCGATAGCTCCTTGTCCCTGCTTTCCATCTGCCTTACAACTTTCCTCGCCCACGCATAACCCGCATCGCCACCCCAGCCGTTCCAAGCCTGCCAGCCCTTGCCCTGCTCATCCCAAGTGCTTCCCTTTTTATCGACTTCGTGGCGATCAAAAAATGCTTTCATTCTGCGAACGGTATCGGGGGAAAGCTTCACTCCATTTATTAAGTCCCTGGCTCTGGCGATGCCCACGGGAGTCATTCCTTTTTGGCTTTCTGGTTTTGTTTCCCTTACATCCAAAGCCCTTTTAGCCGCTTCCCTAGCTCCTTCGGGGGGAGTGAAGTCTATGCCGTCATATTTGCCCAACTCAATTCCGCCCATCATCCCGGCGATGAGGAGTTTTAGGTCTTGGCTTCCAAGGCTTGAAAGAATGTTATCGCCGCTGTCCTTTTCTTGAGCATCGGCAAAGTTCGGCGGGACAAATCCAAGTTCGCTCGCAACCGCAAATAAATCTCTGTAAAAATCCTCAACAATCATTTTTTGTATTTATCAAATATTGATTTTAGGTCTGGATCAATCTGCTCGTTTTTTCTGTATGCCGAATAGGATTCGGCTAAATATTCAACATCGTTTTCTGATGCTCTATAGCTTAATCCTTTTTCGTATTTTGTCTTATTTGATAAAATTTTTGTTCTTTCCTCTTTGTGATTTTTTCTTAAAAAATTATAGTCAAAATGATGCCCAAGCTCATGTCTTAAAATTCCTTGTGGGGTATCATCCACAATTTGCCTTTTATATGAAAGCATCTTTTCGGCAAGCTGTCTTTTTTCCGGTGAAAGTGTGTTGATTTTTTCTCTTACTAGCTTTTCCGCTTCTTGAGATGATTTTCTATATTCATTAAATTTTTTGCTATTCCCAAGTATGGCCGTATTCAAATATAGTGTTCCATCGGTTCCGGTTACTACACCAAGATCAGAATAGGCGGCAACCGCATTTTCGTTCAGCCTGTTTTTAATTCCATCAAACTTAAATGCCTCTACTTTGTAAAGACGAACCGCCCCATTTGTATTTCCAAGATATTCGGAAATTTCCTTGTTGGTTAAATTAGAAAACTCGGTATCCATCCCGCGATAACTTGTTTTATAGGAATAGTCTTTTGAGATTTGTTCTGCCTCTTCCCTTGTTTTTGCTTCCCTATATTTTGGAAACGATTGCCCTTCTTTTGCTGGTTCTTCTCCTTCTGCATCCCCCTCCCCTCCCCCCGCACAGGTGTTCCCCGGCTTAAAGCCGCCAGCACCAGTTCCGCAGTCTTCTAGGTCAGTTTCTTTTTTTTTAACTTCTAGGCTTTCAGAAGAAGGCTCGAAAGGCTCATCGGGCGTGGGTTCGTCATCGCTCTCGTCATCCTCGCCCTCATCTGGCTCCTCGCCTTCATCTTGCATGGGTGCAGGTAAGGGCATCGGCATTTGCGGTTCTGGCTTGCTCTGCGGAACAACATCGGAAATTGTCTCTGGGGGAACGCCATATTCCTTCGCTAAGTCTTGAATCAATTTAGCTTCCTGCGCTCTAATTCGCATCGCTGATTCCGCATCGCCCCCGCGCTCTGCGTAAATATCGTGGGCGGTTCGCAAGCCAGACTTAAACTCGGCAATCGCTGACGCACTTTCCCGCCCTAAATCTATTGAGACATTCGCCCCGAAGTTGAAGATGCCCCTAGTGGTTCTCGCCCCTTCGTTTTCCTTAATCAATCCCCTTGCAACCGCATCGGCAATTACGATGTTCTTAATGGGTCGAAGAATCTTGTCGTTCAAAAGGCTTTGGTATCTTTTGAAGGTGCGCCCTGCTTGTTGCATCTCAAGGCGAGCAGTCGGGCCGGACATCGCCGCAGGATCAACCGCAAAGGAGTAAGGGATGCCAAGGCCAAGGCAGATATTGCGAAGCAGGATTTTGTGGAACTCTGCAAACGCTCCACTTGGGCGACTTGGGCCGCTGGGGAAAATAATATCCTCGCCGGGTTCCAGATAGGAGATTTTGCCCGATTCAATTGTCTCTAGCTTGATTGTGTTCCCGCTTAAATCCTCATCATTCGTCAGCGTGGATAAGTCGGCGGCGTTGTTGTTGTTCCTCTTTACGATTCCAGATTGAGAACTTGCAACCCTCGCCGCCATCTTCTCGTAATTGATAATGTCGTAAATGTCGGTTGCGTCATTGATTGCGGTATGGAAAGCCGACACTCCCCGGTATTGGTCAATCCGAAGCGGGTCAAAAAGATGGAAGCATTGGGAAGCGGAGATGGTGGTTTGGTAAGAATAAAAATCCCCTATGCTTCGATTGTAAATATCGTAGGCGGTGGGTGCGCCTGTATTGCGGTCAATATGGATTCCGCCAATAAGTTCTAGACTTGTATAAACTTTGAATGGATCGCCTAGCCTGTCCGCTTCGATGCCTTGGATTTTTAGGTCGCCATTAGAATCACGGACTAGGACAAAAACAAAATCGCCATCCCGAAGCATGGACATCACGGCCACTTGCATCAACATCCCGCCCGTGTGCCTTGTGGAGATGTCGCACCTATCCCACCATTCGTTCCAGTAAGCCTCGACTTCGGTATTAACAACCGGGTCTGTGCATCGTGCTTGGTAGGTGATTGAGCCTGCAACATGGGTCGCAAACTTCATTAAGAGCGAGCGAACCAAGCCGACATTATCAGCCAAGTCCCGCGCCCTTTTCATCAGCTCTACCCGGTCATAGTTGGAGCGATAATCTTCGGCTCCCGAAAGTGCGCTCGGCCCCTTGCGCTCCCTGTTGTATTTTACCGCATCGTACTGAAAGTTCTGCAACTTTTGACGGGCAACAAGGCGATCCACTCCCCGCTGGGGATTGATGAAGGCAACCGCCCTATCAATCAGATTCAACTCGGCTTTTTTCTTCACGGCCCGAACTTGGCGTAGGTGTTCAATACGCGAGAACCATCAGCTAATTTAATGGCGTAGGTTAGCTCTT